TTACTTACCAGCATCAAATACAGGTTTTGAAATGTTACCCCATGATTGCTCAGGGTGGCCCTCTTTCACTTTCACAGCATCGGTAACGGGGTTATGAAAGGTTACACTTCCACCAGAATACACGGGGCGCTCCGGGGTTCCGGTGAGCATCATACCTTTAATGCATTTAATTTCTTTTCCGTTGAGCATTTTATTTACCTCTTGCTGTTTGGTTATTGCTTCCGAATAGTGATTGAACATCCACTAATAATTGACACACCCATAATCGTGCAGAAAGCGTAAGCGGGAGAGAAGTGTTGCGTGATGTAAACTATTACAAAAGATAGCATCATCACCCGGCCAACCAGGCCTCCGCTGTATTTAAAGTTAACTTTCATTATTTGTAACCCCCTCTCCAAGTACTGCCTTAAGTGCCGGTTCTGCCTCATCCAGTGGGTTTCCGCTGCCGCTGTACTTGAAAGTGAAAGAGTAATCAAACGGGCTTTTCTCATTGCCGACAGCAACAGAAAACAGCGCGGTTACGTTGGTTCCGTCAAAGTTGCTAATTCCGGTCGCGGTGTACGTCACATCCACTGACTCCGTCCCTCCGGGAACGGTAAGGCGCAGTCCGGGGTATGTGATTTGTTTTTCCAGCGTTCGGCTGATTGTTACAGACATCATGACCTCCTACATTTTTGCGTTAAATGTGGAAACAAATACTTTAATAGTGCTTCCAGTGCGGTTGGTTACAGATAGATTTCCATTCGATGATGAAAGATAAATTTTACCGTCACCGGATGTTCCTGTTCCAGATACTGAAAAGTTAGAAGTCAGACTCAAATTGTCGGCAATCTTCAGTGTGCTAACGCGTGCATCCCCTGATACCACCGTTGCACCAATAAACACAGACGATGAACTTTCAACAGAGATGGAAATAAGACACCCGCCTTTGATACACCCGCTAATAACCCCAGTCGCATCATTTGCTATGTCTTTCTGGTCTGTTACCGCCCCGCCAGAGTTCTTGTTCATCTGGGTAGGGAACCCATCAACGCTGAATCCGCCCTGAACGATTTCGCCATAATCGGCGCCGTCGGCCAGGACCAGGTTTTTGAATTTTTTGTACTGGAATGCAGAAGGCGCTCCTTTGATACCCCACTGCATTTTCCCGCCAAAAGTGACGTTCTCTACCCGAAGGTCAGCTACAGAGCTCTGCGCAATCCAGGCACAGCCATTGCTGTTACTTCCGTATGGTGTGGAAAAATGGGAATTCCTGATAATGTTGTTTTTACCCGACACGGAAAACACATTGAATGTGCCAGACGGAAGCACACGGTGATTCTCAACGGTCAGGCCTTCCACCAGTACATTATCGACAATGTTTCCCAGAGTTGGTCCGCACTGAGTAAGCGTCACACCCCGAAGGTTTATATCAGAACCCGTCAACAGGTAGCGTACATGGTGCATATAACCACCAGTAATATTAAGACGCCCCCGCTTAGATGAGTATTCAAAATAATCCCCTGAGAGGTTCTGGCTATCTATTGTATGACACCCAATAAACTCAATCCCGCGGCAGTGGTCATTATCATAGTCAGATGTATCATCATCGCTAGTGTCGTTCATGACCGTCGTGCCAACCGCCCTAAACATACGATGACCGATATTGCTCCATGACAACTCCACGCCAATAAACTGAAGGCCGTCTACTCCCTCAAATACTGATGGTCCGTAAGCCAACGGGTCGTTATTACGAATCCCCTCCAGTTTCCCACCAATAATAAAGTTATGCCGTGAACGCAATCCTATTTTCATCATCGCCGGGCAGGTTTCAATATGTAGTCCAATGAATCTGTTTGCATTAGAGCCATCGGTACCGTCATTGCCTGGGCCAAAATTCAACCCATATTTAATATTGTTTCGGTCACGCGTATTACCACAGTGCATGATACGAACGTTATAAATCGTGGAGTCCCACACGGATTCGCCAGTTAACCCCTCTCCGTCCAGATACCGCATTTCCACGTTTTCTATAATTGCATAAGAGCTGTGCTCCAGCTTAATGCCGCCAACGTTCTCTGCAATAACGACTCCGGGGAATTTATTCTGAAAACCATACCCGATTTTGATATTTCGAAAGACAGGCCGGAATAACCGCTTTGCACCGCCGCTTGGGGTAGTGGCCTCAGTGCCTTCGGTAATCCAGACATGGGAGGCATCCGTTCCGGCCTCCGGAACAAATAACGTACCGTCATTGCCCTCAATTACAATATTGGACTTTACCAACAAGCCTGCTGCGAGAAACACGCCACCACGGAATACCAGTCGGGGATAGGTGGTGATATCACCGTTAAAGGTACTGTCGACCTGGCTGTTGATTTTGGCGATGGCGTCAAGAATGCCCTGGGTTGAGCTCGTCTGTCCTGTCGGGTCTACCCCCGGAAACGCGTCGGCATAAAATTCCCTCAGTGCGTTCTGTACATTTCCTGGCTGCTCAAGCTTAGATATACCCGCTCCCATGCCCGGTTCGCTTGAACCCAGGTTTGAGCGAAGGGTCGCATCGGTAACGTCGATCCACTTACCCTTTCCTGTACCGCCAGCCGTCGCCGGCGTGCTACCAGGTAAAACGACCTTAGGCATTACGCCATCCCAGCGCCAGTATTCGTCCGTGGATTCCCACAGAAGAACCTCAAAACGTTGAGTGAGTAGCGATCCCTGCTCAAACGAACCTATGGCCGGAACGTATCCCCATAGCCCCGTTCCTGCAGGGTCCTGCAATTTAGGCTGACCAGCACCGTCAAAACCCAACCCCTTCCAGGCGCGGTCTTGGGCCGATGGTAGCTGGCTTATATAGGAGTCAGGGACACGCAGCGAACGATTAAAGTTGCTGGTTATCTGCTGCTGCAGATCGATATCACGACTATCGACGTAGCTTTTTGTTGCGGCATCCTGCGCCAGTGAAGGATCACGCAGGTTACGAATACGGTTATTGAGCGCGTCATAATAGTTAGCGAAGATATTTGGCTTTTTCAGAGCCAAAGAGTCCCACCACCAACCGAATTTTTGGATAAGCATAGTCAGCTTATCAAGCGCGCGTTCATGGCTTGTCGCAGGAAACTTACCGGTCGCCAGATAACTGGTTAACTGGGTCGCATCGGGATCACGATAAATCAGTAGCGTAGCGCCACTGTGTGCGGAGAGCAAAGTCAGCTGACCGCCATTCTTATCGCCGGCGCCGTTCAGATAATAATCAACGTCAATTGTCAGCGTAGTTTTGTTAAAGTCGTCACCGTTCTGTGTATACAGTTCCGCGACAATATGCCCGTTTTCAATGAAGTAGAAAGGGATGCTAAAAGGGCCAGTGCTGGTTGATAGCTGATACTCAACCGATGAAGTGTCGTTCTCGACCATCATCTACTCCAAAACAGTTCGACATGGTGGCATTGTCAGAATCGTTTTGAAGCTGGGCAAAAGTAAGGCCGCAATATGCGGCCCTGAGGGGTTATTTCTCGGTGGTTTCCGATGCTTTGGCTGCGACAGCATCATCAAATTTTTTCTGGAAGTAGGCCCGGATTGACTTGTAACCGCCCGCTACCAGATATAGAGCCGATACCACTACGCTGAAGTAAAGTAAGCCCATTTGCACGTTCGTCATTTTGTCTCCTGTCTTTTCTGTTCAATCTGGCGAATACCAGCCAGCTGGTTATTTGCTTTTTCAATGGCAGCAAGTAATGGGGTTATCCATAAAACAGCCTGGCAATATGTCAGTTCGCCGGCGGTAATGGTGCCAGTACTGGGCTTGTCAGATCCGTCGGTATAGGCGTGCACTGCGCTGGAACGTAAACTGTTCGTGTATTCGAGCAACCCACCAGAAACGTCAGCAGGAACAGGCATATCACACGTTTTTTCGCGCTTGAGAATCGTTCGATATTCAATGGTTTTTTCCTCTGTACCGGCATCTACTGCCCTGTTTTTTTCCTGGACATCGCCGCTTATAGTTTGAAAAGCAGCGATATTATCCGCCTGTATTTGGATAACCCTTGCCTGCAGCGTCACCTGACTTTCAGCCGTTTCAGCTCTGCTGGATGCCGAGCTATATCGATAGCCCAGCCCTGCGGCGATTGTGAGCCCGATGATAAGAAGAAGCATAATAACTGCCGCGGCGATGGATTCTGGTTTCACTTATCGATCCCCCAACACGTCAAGGCGCTTTCCTGGTCACGTCGCTCAACCTGACCGTAGCAACCTTTCTTCTGGCCTTTGGTGAGGCGGCAGTCACGGCCACCATCAAAGATCCAACGACGAATTTCAGAGCACGCCCCTTTACGGTCGCCCGCATTAAGCTTGCGGTAGAACGTGCTGGGGAAACATTTCCCCGGTCCGATGTTGTACGGACAGAAGCTGGCGATACCAACTTTCTGTGGTGCCGTCAGCGGAACCCTGATGTTCTGGTCAACCCACGCCAGCGCCTTGTTACGCTCAATAGCGTTTACCTGATCGCATTTGGCCTGCGTCAACTTCATACCCTTCGTTACTGGCTTGCCGTCAATGCGGGTTGCCCCCCGACAAATCGTCCAGACACCAGATCCGTCAAGGTATGCAGTTAGACTGTTGCCCTCTTTCTCGTTCAGGAACTGATCCATGAGCGTTGGCGCGGATGCACCGGCGGCAATTAGCGCCAGCATGGCTGCACTGAGCTTTGCTTTGGTCGAAGCCATATTATTCTTCCGAGAACTTGCCGCGGCGATACGCGAGCCATTTGAAGTAGATATTTACGAGAAAGGTCAAAGCGGTGAACACCAAGCTGCCAATGACGCCAATAGCTGCCCACTGGCCGGGGGTGTATGAATCAAGCAGCTGCGAAAACCAATACGTAGCGCTGACTGTTGACGTCCCGTAGGTGATGACCTCGGAAACTCTGTGTGTCATTTTCATCGTTCCTTACCTCCCGGCCGGGATGGCTGATTTAAGTGGCAAGGAAGATTTTGATAGGGCCTCTCACACTGGGCAAAAGCTGATCATTTTTCAGGATTCATGAAATGAAACAGGTGCTATAGTGGTTTTGGGATTATCCCTATGGCAATGATTAAGGAATGACGAATGAAAAAAATAATTACTCTGTTACTGGTTGCGGTGTTTGGTGTGATGTCAGTGTCGGCGATGGCTTGCCCGAAAGGCACCCATCCGCATGGAGGAACGGGCTCCCATCATAAAGGTGGTACCTGCTCTTAATCAGGTTTCAGAAACTACACACAAGGAAAAACATGAAAAAATTATTCGCTGTGTTATTTGTTATGCTCTCTTTGGGATCTGTAACGCAGGCGTACGCCGGAAACTGCCAGCATCCTGACGATACCGCTGCTGACGGTTCACGTTGTGGTGGTCGTTCGGCTGACTCTCGCCCGGGCGGGCAGTAATGATAAAGCCCACCATGCGGTGGGCTTATTTATGCCGCAGTACATTTCACCACGCAGCACACCACTGTTTAAATATCAGGGTTTTATCTTGTCAAATGTCAGATTATGTTTCTACCTATCACGAATTTTTAAGAGCATTACCATATGGAAATTTTTTGGGTTGTGGTGGGCGTTGTGGTTGTGATTTTGTACCTCATCAACCAGAACAAAACCAGAGTGACAAACAGAACTGAGATAACCAGAGATCGCAAGATAAAAACGGATGACGGCGAAATCAGCATACGTGAACGACAGGTTATAGACAGTGTATCAACCCAATACACTAAACCAAATACAGTGAACGTCGCACAGCCGGATTATGACAACGCGGTGATATCTGATTACTACAAACAACTAGCTAAGCAAAAAGCTATTGAGTCTCTAAGGCAAAACCAAACACAGCCTGTTGCATCAAGCAGACCTGTGGAGAAGATAGTCAACCCATTGCCAAGAGTTGAGCAGAAACAAATCACACCTAAAACCGAATCTGCGCCGGTGGAACACAGAAAAGTGTGTACCAGATGCAGTCGCAATCTACCGATGGATAAGTTCAGAAAGTCGAGCAAGTCCCATCATGATGGTTACACCACATGGTGCGCCCATTGTCTTGATGGCCCCAAAAACACTAGGCACACCAAATGGTGTCCAATTTGCGAGATCCGCCGCAAACGAACCAGTTACTATAAGAATGCTAACAATGCGGACGGATTGATGTCATGGTGTAAAAGTTGCTGGGATTCTTATCGAGGAAGAAGTTAAGCCCACCTAAGTGGGCTGATTATCTGTTATATTAAAAAGATACTTCTGTAATGGTGGATAATAATGAACCGTGAGTACAGCCAGGTAATATATCTCGCGATCGGTATTGCTATAGCAATCAGCTTTGTTACCGTTCTGAATGATGGGTTTTCACTGCTGAACATTCTGTGTGGCCCTTTTGCAGTAATCGGAACTGTTGCAGGATTATGTATCGCTTGGTATTCCACTATCGGCATCAATAAAATCCTGCAAAAATTTGGGTTCAGGGATTACTGATTATCGTCCCAACATAAACTGCGAAGGCGGGATAATAAAGTCGTTTCCCTGCTCTTCCTTCACGCGCTGCTGGTAGCGTTGCAAAGATCCAGGCGACATCCATTCCCGCATCTGGTTCAGGATCAGGAAGTCCATCACCGGGCGCACCACATGCAGGTTCATGTACGGCGTGTGGTTTATCGCAAAGTTGAAGTAATCAGCGGCTTTTGCATCCCCCTGTTTCGTCAGTCCAAAAAGATTAACCAGTTGTGCTGCATCTGATGCAAACGGACCAGCCAGCGACGTCGCCGGGGTATTTCCGAACCGGTTGTACTCCCCAAATAGGAAATCCCCCAGAATACCCAGCCCACCGCCCTGCGCCATGGCTGCTGTCCATGTACTGACATTGTCGGCAGGGCGCGGGGTCTGGCCCCTAAGCATCAGCTTCGTTTGCATGGAGAGATAACCGAACGCCGTCGCCCACAGGAAAAGCTGAGCAATGCCCATCAGCTCACCGTTTCCATTACGCATCGCCCGGATCAGAGCGTTATTGCGAAAGGTATTATTCTGGCTTAGTGAACCAAAATCATAACCACGCCCGTAGAGCTCTCGACCGATCGCGTTCTGCATAAAGCTGGCTGTAAAAGATTTAAACTGCCATGCAAATCGCAGCATTTCGCCATAGGCAGTGCCTCGCTGCATACCCTGCTTCATGATCGACATTGTGCGTGCATCCGGTTCGTTCAGAGCTACGCCAACGCGATCGAGTATATAACCGCGCACCTTATCGGAGAGAAGCTCGCGAGCGTATTCTACTGAACGATCATTGATTTTTATCCCGCGGTTGGTGAGGTAATTCTCTATATCTGTTCGAGGTATATCTGCTACTCCGTCAGGAGTCATGTAGGCGTTACCGTCCGCTGCGTGCAGTTTCATTTTGCTGAGCGCTGCCCACTCGTTTTCTTCAATGCCATGCATCGATAGAACCCGGCGCAGTTCTTCCGGCACATCACGGAATGATTTTCCGGCGTGCGCTCCCATCCATTCAGAAACCATCATGCCGGTACTGTAGCGGCTGCTATTCGTCCACCAGCTTTGAAGGTTCAACCGGAAATAATTGCGCATCGCGCGGTTAACTCTACCAGGCATCGAATTGTCAGCGCTGAAGCGATAAATTAGCTCATCTTTCATCGCATCAGCATGTAACCCGATCGATTTAAGAACCTGCTGACGCTCCGCATTTTTCCAGCGTGTTAGCTGGACTTTATTGGCCGTAGCTTCCCAGACAGAGCCCAACATATTTCGTCCCTGATAGCGCATCTCCATAGCCTGGGTAGCGATATCATTGAATGATGAAATCATTGAACCGCCGAGCTTCATCATGGTTTCTATCGCGCGGGTTGTTGCTGCGACCCTGGCGAGCGCGGCATTACCGGGAATGTTGGTTTGCCCGGTGATTTCCTTTAACTGATTGGTCAAAGATGTGTTTCGTTTCTGGCGGAATTTATTCAACGCATTATCATCTTTCGCGGCTTTGTAGCGCTGTTCGATCCGGTCGGCAAGCTCATTAAACATGTTTTCCGGATTGGTCCCCATACGCCGCATCAGTCCGGTAGTTTCAGCTGAATGAATAAGACCGCTCCCCACGGCTTCACGCAAGTTACCCACGCCAAATTTATCGTTGTAGCGGTACCACGACAGCCCGTCTTTGAAATGCAATACGCGTTCCTGGCTCGCCCGGCGCGCAACGTTGGTGCTACCGCCTTTAAAACCCGTCATCCAGTCCGGGCGGTCAGTACGTAAATGGACGCCGGAAGACAGCCCCACGTAAACGTTATGCAAAAAATCATCGATGACCGCCTGTGATGGCGACAGTCCGCCCGGCGTCGCCGGATCAAAACGCGGGATCCGCCCGGCGACGCTCACCCACTCGCCGCCGTCATTCCGGAAACCAACGATATCACCGAGATCGATATCCTGCCCGTTAGCCAGCAAATCACCATTGCGGAAATTCGCCCGCACCACCTGCCCGTTACCGCGCATGAGATCGACATTTTCGCTGACAATACCTTTGATATAAAAACGTCCATCAGCACGCTGCGCCAGCGCTCCCACGTTTTCAGGTTTCAGTGGTTTGGCCGGGCGGGCACGTCCGTAAATCTGGTCTTCCGTCATCACCGCCGCTTTTCGAACGGTCACGCCGTTTTGACCGTTAACGTCCAGACCTTCGAAAGTACGATGGTCAAGCTCCGGGAGGATGGCATCACGCCAGGCCTCAAAGCCTGCGGTGCGAATTTTATGGATATCGTGAGACTGGCGGGCAATATAACCGGGCAGTTTGCCAATCGACGCGCCAGCACGGTTTGCATCGATGCGGGCTTTTTCCTGCCACTTCTCCAGCACGCGGGCAATTTTGATTGCGTCTTCCGGAATATGCCCCACATCGAGGTTGTTTCCCAACCGCCACATAGCATCAGCAATATTCTGATCCAGTGAACCATTAGCAAAAACAGGTAAAACCCCCTGCGCTTCCAGATCATTGGCAAGACCGGAAATGTAGTGATCGCGCAGCTGGCGCATGTTATTAAACGCGCTGTCACGGGAACCGGCTACAGCCTCATTGCGCCCCACCATGATAGCGGACAAAGCGAGATCAGGGCGTCCACCGAAGGCATCAATACGCTGAAGGTTCTCATGCATCAGGCGAAGATTGATAACCCGGTTTCGCGCTTCGATGTGCTTCGCCAGCGCATCATCACGCGCCACTTCATCAGCAGCACGGAGAGCAGCTTCCTCCAGGGATAACCCCTGATTTTCTGCCCGTATACGCGCGACAGTAGATTCCATACGGGTAACCAGCTCCTGCATCTCATCCTCACCGAGCTGGCGCCCGGCCGCCGTGTTTACTGCCTGCTCGCAGGCTGTCAGAAATTCACCCTGTGCCATTAGATGGCTCTCCTCAACATACAGGCAGCAAATGCGCGTGCAGCCTGAGCAAAACTCATATCCCCGGCCCCAGCCTGAATTTCAGCAAGGTGGGCGTTTATTTCTGCCTGATTTTCCAGTCCATTAAAATGCGCCTGGGCCAGTTCCATTTCAGACTGCAGGTCTTCTTGCGCTGCCCGCAGTTCGTCGTCTCCGCGCTGCTGGATGGTTTGTTCTGCATCTGTGCTGGCTGCACGTGCGGCCGCATCAGAATGCCGCTGGTTATCAGCCTGCATCTTCAGGCGATTGAGTGCAGCGTTACGTTCCGCCGGATCTGCAAGACGGAAAAAATCCTCAATATCAGGATTGTAACCGTCTACTGCCTGGCGAATCGCAGACCTCAGTGCATTCTGGCGAACAAAGATATTCGCATCGCTGAAACGCTCAGACGCGGTTCTTACACCTCCAACCAGCGGAGAAACCTGCAACCCTTGTTTGATCTGCCCGGCCCTGGCTTCAATCAGACTTGCCAGATCATCCGGAATTTCCCCACGCTCAAGCTGGTGTAATTTGCCGCGTGAGATTTCTGCGTCCCGGTTGGCAGAAATTTCTTCGCGTAACCGTGCTGTCGATTCCTCAGTGTTTTGGCGGATTTGCTCAATATCTTTTCGCGCACGTGCTTCCGCCTGCTTGCGGCTCATGCGCTGGCCCTGATACTGTTTTGCCAGGTCACGGAATTGCTGATCTGACTGCTGCAACGAGACTTCATTTTCGGCAATCTGCCGGTTGATGTCGGCAATGCGGGGCGACTGCCCGTCAAGCTGCCCGGAGAGAGAATCACGATAGGGCTGAATAGTTTCGTTCCATGCACGCTGCCAGGCATAATCATCAAGGCCAGTGTTAATGGTTCGGGCCAAGTCAGCCTGTGCGTCGGCAAAACTGTCACGCAATACAGGAGTGTTGTCCGGAGTGAGCCCAGCGGCATTAACGATATCCGCCTGCCCTGCTGGCGCAGCGTCAGAAACCGCCTGCGGGTTATCCTGCTGTAAACGCTGCTGACGCCTGGCGGCTATTGAATCACGAATGGCACCGCCAAAGGCATGCAGTCCACCGCCGGCTATCGTGTTCATGAAGAAATTTTCCACTGCCTGGCCGAGGGTGTAATCATCACCTTCAGACGCTGATGCCAGGGCATTAATAGGTTCAGCAACCAGAGACTGGACGGCACCGGCGCTGGCACCCTGTACAAATCGCTGTGCAAATCGACCAGCAACGCTGGCCGCTCTCACCTCCCCAAGACCTGGAACAAACCCCAGAGCAAGGTTACCCGGATCCGTCATTGCGCCAGCCAGCCCCGCGGTAAAAATAAGAGGTGTTGCTACGCCGGAAGGCGCGGACTGCAATATTGCTCGCCGCTCCTGTGTCGCCCGGCTTGTCTCGGTTACATGGTCCAGATACGCCTGTGTTACACCCTGTTCGGGTATTTTGATATTTTTGATGCCCAGAGAGTCAAACTTTTGCTGAGCCGTCTGCTGATCTACTAAAGGAGATGTAGGATCATTAGCATAGGCCTCGGATTCAAAAAACCGACTTCCAGCGTTGGCTGGTCCTGAGCGCATTCCTTCAGAAAAAGCAGCCCCCAAAGCCTGACCAAATCCGCTTTCAAAGTTACTACCTGGCTGCTGCAGGCCTGAACCTCCGTCACCATCATCAACGAATATTGGCATTGGTGTCCCTCATTCCTTCAGAAAAGGATGGGCCGCTTTGCGACTGGCCGCCGTACGTTTCACGTAATCCCTGAAGATTCTGCGCTCGCGCATCTCTTTCAGTCCCTGGAGTATACGTCGTCTCCCGGGATGCGAATTTTTTAACGCTCTGCCACCAGGATGGGTCAGCTTTCGCCATTTTGTCGAGATCCGCAAAGCTAACGGTAATCGGATTTCCACTGGCGTCATTCTGTACGTTATTGCCCAGATACAGCACCAGACCGGTATCATCCGAGTTATTTACCCAGTGGGCGTTATTTTTTACCTCATAAAGCGTTTGTGATTTGGTGAATTCGTCGGGCGTTTTACTCCCGAAATTAAGAGGCTGAAGCTGATCTGCTGTCAGCTTATCTTTAAACAGGCTGGCACCGCGGGCGATGTAATCTGGTTGATAGCCAAGATAAGTTGGAACGCGATATGTATCGTTGACAGTGTATTGACTGGTGAACATATCGGCAGCAGCCTGCTTTGCCGCAGCACCTGCATCCATTCCACGTAATACGTTGATCATCGTCAGCCGCTGCCCCTGTTCGTCAAGCGTTGACCAGCTTCCTGCACCGCCGGGCTGCACAAGCATCGTCTGACGGAAACCTGCAGACGCATCGGCCCATTCTTGCATAACGGAGGTGTCTGACCCCTTTCCATTTTTTGCAACGACTGACTCTTTCAGGGCTGACGTTGGCGTGTTTCTTTCCTGCCACAACGGTACACTTGCCCGCGGATTTCCAGCTGATAATGCACCAACCAGAGGACCATTTTTACTTTGCCCCATAATCTGTCGGCCGACCGCCTGCGAATATGGCCCAAACGCGTTCAGCTGCTGCCTGATGGATTCAACCGTTGTTTCTTTGTTGTTGTTAAATCCTTCAGCCATAGCCTGCGCTATCGAGTCAGGAAGCACCTTCTGACTGCTGATACCGAATCGACTTTTCTCTGACTGCACCGAAGCAATAAATGACTGTGCCATAGCAGGATCGGCGGGGTTTTGTTGCCATGAGTTATATGCCTGCTGCACAAGTGGCGAGTTTTTCATAAACCACGCGCCGGGATCACTTTTGCGCTGTTGAGTTACCTGCTGCAACTGGGCGGTAGCTTTCTGGTATAAAGACAACTTGCGATCAAAGTCAGGGTCGTTAGGTTGCGGGTAAAGCGCCTGAACGCTCTGCTGCGCCATCGCGACGGGTTGGGTCATTATCGTGTTATATGTCGGCACCAGCGCTTTTGTCGCTTCATACTCATCATACTGGCGGTTGTATTGTTCAAGCTGCGGCGCTGTTGCTCCCTGCGGCAGATATGAGAGATATTCCTGGCGAGTGACGTCACGTGTGGGCATGATCCCGTTCTGCATCTGAGCCATATTATTTTGCATGGTGTCCTGCAGGTTCTGCATGCCGTATGCGCGCTGCCGGTTTACTTCAGCGGATACCTGACCTAAAAACTGGCTCTTCTGCTCCGGACTCGCATTCTGATACCAGGGCATTTTCTGGATCTGCGATATCTCAGCTTCCGGCGGCAAAGACTGAGCACGGCTTAAAACATTCATGGTGTAATTACGGGTTTCGCTAAAAGGTATCCCGGCAATAAACTGATCGCTGGAAATCTCCCCTTTATTGGGATCCCCTAAACGAAGGAGCGCCGGATTTTTTCCGGCTTTATTCGTACCGTTAATCCAGTCATCTACCGCACCCGGCCCGGCGTTATATGCAGCTACCGCGAGCGCCTGGTTACCTCCGTATTTTTTGGTAAGATCCTGGTGATATAGCTGACCTATTTGCATGTTGTAACTGGCGTCAGACATAAAGCGTTGTGGATCCCACTGCATGCCATGTTTTTTGGCCGTTTCTTCAGCTGTTGCTGGGAGGACCTGCGCTATCCCCATGGCGCCAGCCGGCGAGGTAAGCGTTTGACCATTGCCATTAAACTGCCGTCCGCCAGATTCCGCAGGGATCATCGCTGAGAAAACTTTGTCAGACGAAAGGTCACCAGGTGTGAAGGTGGTTGGTGATGTCAGTTGTTTGGTCCGCCAGTCAGCAATGTATGCCTGTGTGGCGTTCTGAGACATTTGCTGCTCAGTTTTACGAATTTCACCATCTATCAGCTCTTGCGACCAACCGTTAGATTGCCCATAAGAAGTGATATTGTCTTTCATTCTGGCTAAGGTAAGTTGATAGTTTGGCGTATCAGCACGGAACGTCTGAGCATCCGCAATAGCCATTTCCCGGTTGCCCTCATACTGCCCGCGCTTGAATGCCTGGTGCTGGTCAAGCTCATGTGTGTCGGTTGTGCTCTGGAGTTGAAGGCGAGTGATGGCAGCCTGTCTGTCCCACTCCTCCATACGGGACTGAGGGATATTTTGCCTGAGGGTGGCGGCGTAATCGTCAAACTGGGAAAGTGCTTGATCAGATGATCCATCGGCATTAATCCCCAATTTCTTTTGTTGTTCTTCTGCAAGGTTGTAACGGCTATACGTAAGCTTCAGGAGATTATCCTGTACAGAAGTATCATCCAGATGGGACTGGATTGATACCGCAGCTCTCGACGCTGCGTCGGACCCTTCGTCTAAAAACTGCTGATCAGTAGTAGAGTTGGGGAGGTTAACAGGACCCGCTCCGAGGCCCTGAGTCGTCACCTGACGGTTGTAAAAAGGAAGTTGTGGCATTTACGCTTCCTCTGGTTTTGTTTCAGTAAGCATAGTTGCGCCCATGTAATTTAATGAGCCGGGGGCTGCCCCATGTTCCTGCTGGAGCAGAGAATTACGTGTAGCAAGAAAATCCTTTGTCGCTTCTTCTGCTACCGGCGCGGTGGCTAGCAGTTTTTCCAAATCTTCCTGCTGCGCCTTTATTTCTTTCTGCTTTTCAATGCCCGCGTAGACATCCTTCAGCGCTATATCAAGCAGGCTACGCACCAGTTCGGGGATTGATGGCGCTGCGCCGTAGGGAGAACGCGCCCGCTCTTCACTCTGGATAATTTCCAGTGCTTCGCGTTGTGCGTAGGTTAAAAGGATAGGTTTGGTTTTGGTCAGCTGATTCATGGTCTTTCCTCCTGTTTGGGTTTCAGGAGGAAAGTACGTTGGGCGCTATTTACTGGGCAAATTTATTTCGTTTGGCTTTGGCTTGCGTGCTCAACTGGGCGAAACAGGTTGCTATGTCTTCTTCCCGTACTTCGCCCCGAGAAACGTTGACGCCACTGATGTACCTGCTCCCAAATAGCCCAGTAAGCCCGGTCGTGCAGCTTTAGACTGCTGACGCATGGCACTGGCCTGATTCTTCAGGGCATCAGACTGGAGAATGCCTTCGTTAGCAACGGCGTTTGCATCCTCCTGGATGTTGAGCGAGGTCTGCCGGCGCAGCAGCGCATTCGTGCCACCAAAGCCGGTACCGCTCGCAGCAATACGCGCATCCTGATCTCCCTGGAACTGGGCACCACGACGGCGAATAAGCGCCGACTGCTGTCCAGCATTTAAAATGGCCTGGTTAGCCTGCTGGTCAAGCAGCTGCGCGTTAGTGTTCAGGTTATTTGATTGCTGGCGCGCGCTGCTGAGTGATGAGAATGCATTTAACGCAGAGCTTGAGGTTTGCGCTATTGGTACTGCATTATTTTTGAAACTGTCGCCGACCGTCTGCCAGTTTACAGAATCCATAGATCACCTCGTTATCGCCCACAGTGAAGAATCCTCTCCCCTGTGGTTAAATTTCTTCAGATGCCCCTCACATCGCATACCCAGCATCGCCAGCATTCTTTCGCCTTCCGGGAATGTGGTGCTGGCCTCGATGCGATGATAGTTCGCCAGCGCCCGGTGTAATTCCCGGCGCGTTGCCCTGAATATCTCCGGCCAGAGGTGAGTAATCCCGGCCGAAATCATCATCCAGGCGTACCCTATGCCGGAGTCAAATACCAGTCCGTACTTTTCCGCGGGTACGATGCCACCTATTGCCACAGGCTGGCCATTGTGCAAACAGGTAAACGCGCCGACACTGGCAATGTTCCCGGCGTGCTGTTCAGTCCTGATACTGCCGATCTGATGTGGTTGCGGCGTAATGGCTACCAGGTGCCAGGGCTCAAACGGAACGATCATCAGCCACCCAGCAGCGTCTTCTGGCCTGAAGTATTAGCAGCGGTTCCCGAAGCTCCCGTTACGTTGCTTTGGTTCCCCTGCCGCTGCCGGCGGCGCAGCAGGTCATCGGATTCAGCAACTGAAGCATCCTGCGTAACCTGCGCCGATGGCTTTATGACGCTTCCTTTTTTATTTGCGCTGGAGATGGCTGAATAAGTTCCTGCACCAGCCGACAGAACAGCGGCACCAGCAGCCCATGATGCCGGGTCAGTTTCCAGTGTGAATTTGCGTTTAAACAGCATGATCACCTCACGATTGAAAATAATCTGGCGTCACAGCCAGGCTGATAATTGCGGATAATAGCGTCCTGCTGGTAACTGAGCATTTTTGCAACGCGGGCAGACAGGTTATCGGCGCAGATGCATTCCACTCGATAATTTTCGGATAACGCTATTTCGGTAAACCGCAGTGCAGCACGGAAAATATGAACAGGGAACTGTTCTGCATCTGGTACGGTATGTAACCAGAGTCTGACCCGGCCCGGGGCTAACTGAATGGCGCCACCAGCGGCAAGTGTTTTTTTCCCGTATTCCATCGCAAACGATGGGAAAGATACCAGCGACGCAACAGCCTCCGGCGGTAATGAGTCCGGGAATATTTCATTAAGGTGGAACTCCTCAAGATGGACGATTACAGGCTCAGTCATCTTCCATTTCTCCTACTGGATCGATGCTGACGATGGTCATGGGCTGCGGCAGGTCCTGCACGATACGGATGCTTCCATTCTCATTAAACTCGCCAGGCCACGGAACGGTAACCACGCCATTAAACAGCGGAGGCGCCTCATCCATATTGTCTGAGTAATCTCGCGCGCGAAGCTTATCCAGATATTTGCCGCCCTCGTCGCCGAATTTACCGCCAAGCGTATCGATAAATCGCAACCGGGCTTTGGCAAATCGCTTGATTCCCCCCTCCAGAGGCAGGGTGATAATTTCAGCCGCATTATTGATACCGACATGAACAACAGAAGATGGCCAGTCCAGCGTGATGCTTCCTCCGCTGACCGTTCGCGATGCGTGCGTGGCACCGTCGGTCACGACTGCTACAGTCTGCCCTTCCAGAAACCCCAGCCCGGAAATAACGGTTGTCGCAGCACCGTTGTACGTCGCCATACAATCCAGCACCCTCGCCCACGCTTGCGCAATAAAGGCGCTGTCATACTCCGGCAGCAGATACTCCAGATAACGTACCGTCGCACCGTTAATGGTACGCCTGACCACCATCCACAGCTCATCGCGTCCGCCATCGATATCCGGAATGACCTTGATACTTTCCACCGCACCGCCGGTAGCATGCTCATGCCAGCCGGTGATGTTTTGCTCTGCGTCATAGGTCAGTCCCAGCAGTTTGCCTTCTTCCAGCAACACCCAAAGGATCCGGTTGGGCTCCTGCTGATACGCCAGTGCAATGATTTCAGACGTAAAAAGATGGGGGGCCAGAATGCAGGAATTGGTTGCTGAAAACGAGTCACTGCCCGAATCATAGGCGGCAATCATCACCTTGCGCCCAGCACGCTGCACAAACGCAACTCGATCAAAAAGGCGCTCTGCCTGCACTTCGTTGCTGCCGATCGTACTGTTCAGCTCAACCTTTGTATTACCCGCTCCAAAAACGGAAGTCAGGCTTTGCTCGCCATAGGAGAATTCATACCCGGCAGTGCCGATAAATATTTTCCCTGCGGAGGCGACCAGCCATTGCATGGTGTCCTGAGTATCATCAATGCGATCATTAATCGAATCATCGCTTTCTGCCTCATAGCCATTTGTCATTGGGCTGAAGTTCTGCAGATCACCAGCGACACTGGACCATATTTTTTGTCGGCCAGCGAAGACCAGGCGTCCCCGGAAAAATGCCGCAAACTGGGGGTAGCGGAGAACATCAGACCAGTCACCGAAAGCGTATTTATACGTTTTCCCAACTGTGTTTCTGACGCTGGGTGGTAGTTCAGTGACGATCTTACCGGTTGCGGATGTGGCGCTATTGACCGCTGTTATCTCAATGATCCCCCAGCCACCGCCTGAATATCGCCAGAGCGACGCATCACCACCGCTTCCATCCCTGTGGGCGCCAGCTGTCCATGTAGGCTGCGTATTACCGGTCTTGGTGCCGTCCATGTCTTCGTAATATTTCCCATCTGAACGGCAGAAAACACCGGCGGAGAAAGTTTCTGATGTGCCAGCAGCCCAGGCGGGTATGTAACCGCTATGACCGGTATCATCATCCACTGCATCAGTGCTGGCTTCGATGTAAAAAAGACACCCTACATGCGCAGTCTGAAAAATATCTGTGTTGGCAGTGATGTTACACAGGCTTGTAGTGGTTGGGGTGCCATCAGGCAAATCGTTTCCATCCTCAGACCAGATCCTGAACTGGTCGGTGTAAACGACGCTGGATTTGTCAGAATTAATATCAGCGAATGGGCCACCGGAAAAACTGGCCTCTGCCAGGCTCCAGTTGGTATTAGTGTTTCGCGTCAGCTTATAAACAGGGTAATTTCCATTTGTGCAGGTTATGTAAATCACGTCTGCTGACTGCTGCAGAGACAGGCCAAATTTCCCGTTACGGGTCAGATCATCAGCTCCCCACGGCGTATCAATTTCAAGAATGTTGTTATCGCCATCCAGCAGTTGCGCATGGTTGTACCAGAACCGGATGTATCCAGGGCCAAACTCCAGGATAAAAGCCTCCGTCGTACTAAACTGAAATGATGCTAACCAGACTCGGTCGCTGCTGTTTTTTACTGAACCGGCGTATTGCGTCCCGCCGCGGCGACGCGCGGGCCCCTGCGGTAGCGGTATGAAGTTTTTCATGTACTTGACGGCGCTGGCCCACTTATCAAAATCTACTTGCCCATACATCACAGGCGAAAGTATTCCAGCATTAAAGCTGCGCTTTATAGGGCGGATTTTTGCCATTACAAACGAGCCTCCATCCAGGTTGAAGGTGGGAATTTCTCACTGGGCTTTTCTATAGCGTTTACGCGAATGGCTCCTGCGATGATCATCTGGAACTGCTGCAACAGCGATTCAACCAGCGTATCCTTGCCGGTCACCGCTTTACAGGAGCGAACCGCCAGCATACAAGCCAGCGCATCAACAAAGGTGGAGTCGAATTGTGATGCATCGGTTACTCTGGCCCGATAGCGCACGCTAAGCGGTGGCTGTAGATCCGTCAGCAATTCCCGTCCCTCGATGCGATATTCAGCCGTGACCAGGCGGGGATCGTATTCAGAGAAATCACGCCCGTAATATCTGTCCCCCACCGATACCAGTACCATTAAATCAACGGGCAGCTGGTAAGCGTATTGATAGTCGATGACAGGCGTTTTGTTTAACGGGGTAAGCTGGGCGCTGCGGGCGCAAAAATTCCAGGCATATTCGCGCTGTAGTTTTTCGAGGAGAGGGTTGTAAATCAGGTTCATCACGCGCGTGTTTTTATCCTGCTCATCACGATCCATGAGATGGTCGGATCCCAGGAAGGAAACCAGCGCCAGATTCATGATATCTGTCTGACCGGTCATCATAATACCTCATAAAAAAGCAGGGGCCGCAGCCCCTGAAAACGCACTCACTCCACCCTAATTAAGCAATGCTGAGATTAAGCGCAGCGAACTCAACGTTATTAGCGTAAGAGCGCCACGTCTGTGCATCTTTCGTTATGAAGGCATCCACTGCGCCGGCGGTGAATGGGCCTGTCGCCACCGTATATTGCAGGCTTAAAAAGCGTTTATAATTGGCCGAAGGCAGCGCCACCACGACAACCGGTTTGCCTGCGACGAGACTGCCCAGCGCTTTCGCTGGAGTAGAAAAAATAACGGTTGGCGTATCGCTTTTGTCCTCGTTGGCATAAGCGCGTAACTCAATCGCAAGCGTGGCCGCCCCTGCGGCAGCGAATGTCACCGACGGAGTCACAACCAGAAAAGTCGGCTCGCCAGCACCCGCATCGATCACTGTGTTGTAATCAAAGGCCGGGTTGAAATCGATAATATTCGTGCTGGCTGCCGAGGCGGTGATCGCCTGGGAGTCAGAAAATTCAAGCTGGGCATCAACAAACATGGTTATCTCCTGAAAAAGTAAACCGGAAAATCGCCCCGTTAAGAGGCGACGACCTGAGCTTCCCCGATTTTTAACTGGTCAACCCGGCGCACCGGAACCTCGCCAAAGAACATCACACGACGTCCGCCAGCCATTTCCATTGTCAGGGTTGAGTTTTTCACGGCATCAACCAGCTGCAGACGCAGCATCGCGCGCAGTGTGCGGTTCATGTAATAAGCCGGGCTTACACCAACCAGTGACTGGATACGCTCTTCCGCGATAGCCATCAGTTTGATGAGGTTTGCACCCGCATTAGCGTTAGTACGCAGAGCGGTAACATCAATGTTGGCGATGCGTACGACGTAGCGCCAGTCGTGCAGCGCAATACCGAGATCCCAGGTATAGAGGTCCATCAGCGCCCGGAAGCGGTTGCCATCATCATCAAAGGCGTCGCCCTCGCCCAAATCACGATGAGTCAGACCGGCTTTTGAACCTTTCGGAAAAATTCCGTAGACCTTGTCAGGCGCCCATCCGATGAGATAAATCGAGGTGAGATTCGCACCAGTACCGCCGGCGTCGATGATGTTGTCGGCATTAGGCGCAGACAAATCGCTGAAGCGTGGAGCAATGCCCAGGAATGCCTCCGGTTGCCCAACAAGCGTACCGTTAAGCATCTGGAATTGAGCCTTCTGGTTCATCGCTTCCATGAACGGTTTAGACTGGTTGAAGCGAAAACCTGCCGTATTACCATTCAGCGCAGCAACCCGAACATCAACCTGAGAGCGGGCTTCAAGAAGACCGGTAGTCTCATCTACCTGCGCGGTAGTTGCCTTGCTTTCCGGAATACCTTTGTTCAGCTTGCGCCAGTACACAGCAGGTAAACCAGTACGGGTTGTGATGCGCGTTCCGGTCGGCAGGTTGCCTTCATAAAACGGGCAATCCCAGAGCATTTCGTTGTCCTGATCCAGAACCTCCGCGACATTCGCAGAAGTGCCATCAGGATCAAGCAATTTCGCTGCGTCCCAGAGAGTCGGTAAGCCGGTAAGTGTTGGCATTTAAAACTCCTTATTGCATGTTCGGCCACATGCGGTGGGCAATGTCTTTTTCTGCTGCATTCCCCGTCGCTGCGGCTGTAACTGTTTTGTCTTCACCTAGCGCTTTACCGATCGCCAGGACTGCATTCACAAGGTCTGGGTCATTGAGTAATCCCGCAGTGTTGAATTTTTCAATCACAGCATCGGGGAAAAATCGCTGCACGGCGTTCTGGAGGATCGCTGTATTTGCCTCAACTTCACTTCCCCAGGACTTGATAACCTTTTCCCGGTTAGCAGCATTTTGATTAGCAATATTTTCCTGGGCACTTTTTTGTTGTTCGGCTGCATATTCGTTGAATTTATTAATTACGGTTTCAGCCTGCTTTTTATTGAGCCCGCTTTCATGCATCCAGCTCAAGGCCGTATTTAAAAATGCCCCGTCACTGCCTTCCGGTGGCTTAATACCGTAGTCTTCAATTTTTTCCGGGCGCCCCAACTTCGCATAAAGATCCTGCCAGCCTTTTTCGTCGCCATCGTCAGGCAATTTTTCAATAAACGCCGCGGGCGCCTGTTGTTGTTCCTGCTGCTGAGGTTGTTGGCCCGGTTGCTGCCCTGCTGGTTCACCGGGATTAAGAAGGCCGGGCTGCTGCTCCTGTTGTTGTTCTTCTGTTGCGGCTGCTGACGGGGCTCCACCCTCTCCACCTTCACCCGCAACATTCATAAGACGGCGCAGCATCAAACGTTCAAACAGATTCATTGTTGTCCTCCTCGTTTAGTTCGTTCATTTCTTCGGCGATCATGGCGGCAATATCAGATTGCGACAGGCCGAGATAGTGGTTTATGTGCAGGAAAACTTCCCGGCGGCCCTCCGAAACAAATACGGCGTATGGGTCGGTTTGCTGGGTCGTTGGGGAAATAGCGACACTGGAAGAATTGACGTGACAGAGTTTTGCCAATAGTCGGATGACAACTTTCTGTTCCGGCGTCATGTTCCCCGGGGTGCCGAAGACGGACTGGAAAGCCCGCGCACGGTTCAGCGTGAGCCACAGACTTTTTATACGGTTCATCATTATCCCTGTAACGCTGGCGACGGCGCGGGTGTCTGCGCAATCTGATTGGCCTGGGCGAAATCTTTAGCTGCGGTTGCAGCGACGGGAGCTGCAGCAAGAAGCTGCTGTAGTTGCAGTTGCCGCTGATCTGCAGCATCCTGCTCAGATATTTCCTCTGCGGTTTTAACGATCTGCTGCGGCGCGCCACTGGCTTTAGCAATAAAGCGCAATGCGTCGTCACCATTCAGGCTTCTGGCGATGCCCTGATCAAACTGCCCGATAGTGCCTGCTGCGTTTATAACGGTCATTATCCCGCTCGCTTCTTCGCTCATCTGCAGGCGCACCAGCGGGCTGGTGTATTCGATATCGTATTCGCCACCAATTTCTTTCAGTTGTTCGGGCGGTTCGGGCAGCAGACCGTTCTGATAAGCAATGTCAATTTCCCGCAGGATCAGAGTCCCCAGGAACTCGGCCTGAATACGCCCGGCGGTCGGCGCCAGCAACTGACCTTTTTCCTGAGCACGCAGCATCGCTTCTGTTGCAGTCATTTGAGGGTTATCAACGAGGATCTGGAAGAGCGTGATAAAAAAACCGTCGTTGATTGTCTGTCGTTTCTGCTCTGCCAGCGTCATCGCCACGCTAAAATCAGTAGCAGTATTCAGAGGTAAGGCAAGTGGTTTACCGTCCCGGTTCATTCCGCCGAAGTTCAGCGCGCCAGGCATCATTTTGAACGGTTGCAGAATGCCGTCTTCCGGTAACAGCATCGGCGGGCGCACGGCCATTTGCGCACCCTCGATAATGGCGCGGTTGATTTCGTTCAGCAGCTTAATATCCGGTAGAACAACCATTGCAGGTGAGCGTCCATATACCTCACCCGGCGCGGTGTAATAGCGGCTGATTGCATAGGGCTGTGACCAGTAGCCACCCTCCTGCACAATCTTGCTTCCCTCCATGCAAATATGCACAGACCGGAATGGCATGCCCTCTTTGTCCTGCCGTGACATGTCACGTTTATCATTAGGTTCGACGCGGTGTAGGAAGTTAAATTGCTTTGACGGGTCGCTCTTCGCGGTCGTTCTTACCTGTTGAGGGAGATTATCTTCGCCAAATTGCTGAATAGCCTGACGGGCAGTCATGCAATATTTACGGTGGACAACATCGATCATCCCCTGGAAATTCTCAGTGAAATAAATTTCTCGCAGGTGATAAGTGCAATAACGCGGGCCTTTTCCGATCACGTTATCAACGAACGTGCAGCCGGTCCCAAATGCACCCGAGGAAATATAATGCTCATGAGATTGCGAGGCGAAATTAGCCCACGGTGCATAACGGAGGCGGAAGAGAATATCGCGAACCTCCTGGAAATAACGCTGCACCTCTTCATCATTAGCGAATCGCTCATTGCTGAGAGTGTGCCATTTCTGTGTTCTCGGGGTGATAACTGATTCGATGGCCGCTCCGAATTTTTGCAGCGCCAGCGCGCCAGTAGCATCTATCGCTTTCTCGGTACGTTTACCGCCCTTCTGCCTGGTCCCCTTGAACTCAGCACTGCGCGGTAGAATGCGCTCTGCTATTTCCTGCCAGTGCTGTTCGAATACGGAGCGATCCGTTTCCATGCTCTTTTGCTCGCGCAGTATCCGGCCGATACGCTCTGATTCATTTTCTTGTGTGTTTTGGTCTGACATCAGTTATCCCCGTACAGATCCCAGTCGGAATCAGCGTAAAACTGCTGGCTTTGTCCAGGAGGGTTATAAGGATCGTAATTGGACTGGGCAAATTGCTGGATTGTGTGGCGGTTGCCGCTACGCAAAGACTTACTGCCTACTGCACCATAGCGGAATGAGTCTGCGCCGTGAGACGTCCAGTTATGCAGAGGGGTTGGCTTATACATTTTGCGAGTGTCGTCCCACTCTTTTTGATACTGTCCCAGAGCCTCCAGGCCTTTTTCGCATTTGGCCTTATCGAACCAGCAGGAACGCAGCATCATGCGCACCTCGCTGATACCATCATCAACCGATGTGGCCGGCAGTACCTTACAGCGTATCCCCAGCTTGCCCAGCGTCTCTTCGCGTGATGCTCCGGTGCTAAGTTCTCGGGCGCGTACATCGTGCGGGAAGAAATGACGCTCAGCATAGGTATACGGTTTCTCGCGCAATATTTTTACGTAGTGCTCCAGGCCAACACCGGACGATTCGTAATAATCAATGACGCGTACCTCTTTGCCGATAAACTGATAAAACCAGATAGCCGTTGCGTCGCCAATGCCCAGGTCCCATGACGTGTAAACCTCATACTGGGGATCCCACGGCACATTCCCTATTTGCCCTGCCTTCTCCAGACCAACCAAAATCGATGAGTAATAGGCGCCGGGTATTGCAGCGTTCCAGTCGCACATGTATTCCTGATTGAACAGAGCTTGCCCCTCATCCTCCCCGCGCTCTGCCTGCATCTCGCGCAACTCCTGAGCGAGTGTTTCCGGTGGGATGTGCAGCGTAATATCGGCGCTTAAATGATCACAAAACCAGTTGTCAGGATCCTTTAACCCACCCTGGAACATTTTGTAGAAGTGGTTTTTCCCGCGTGGTGTGGAGACAAAAAAAGCCCAGCCGCCGTTATCAGCCAGTATCGGTCGCAAAAATGCCCACGCAGAGGGGTTACTTAGTGCCCATTCAGAGAAAACAATCCCGACATGACCGGAACCAATGAGCGCGCCATAGTTGTCGCTGCCGACTGCCTGCCACGTGGAACCGTTGATGAACTCGATCATCATCTCGTTATCGAGCGTTTTTCTTCTCAACTCATGAGGAAAAGCCTCATCGATACGCAGACGCCCCGTCCTCGGATTAACCGCCTTCCAGATAGCCTTTCTTACCTGGTTCGCCTGCGGCAGGCAGTGGGCATAGTTCCCGACACGCTCGAATGCCTTACATGCTGTCATGTGCAGGCTGAAATCATCTTTCCCGTAACGGCGAGGCCAGCAAAGCGCCGCTCTTTTTTTTCCACCCTGAATTTCAGCCCATGCCCTTCGCTGATGTGGGCGGGGAGTCCAGTTGTTCGCCGGGAGAATAATTTCTGCCATTTATTCACTTCCTATTCACTCTACTGGATAAAATGCCGGGGTTTATCTCATTCAATCGATTAACCAGGCAATTGAAACGCCTGGCTATTCTTTTTCGTTGAAGTGCTTTACCTTGACGGTCATTTCCAGATCACCCTCAACAGATTTTTTTTCCACCAGCCCAAGCTCGCGAGCAATGATGTTGGCGTTAAGCAGATCAGCGGCAGCGCCAGAAAATTTCTGCTCATAGATGAGGCTTTCCACTCGCGTAGTGATCGGGAGTAAATCTTTTTTCTTCGCGTATGCTTCCCACGTCTTCCGGTCTATATCGAGGAACAGAAACAAGCCGCTAAGCGTCATAGCACGCATTTTCGGGAGTCTGGCTTTAGTGATTTGTCCCTGAAAACTGAATGCTTTGGTTTCCCACAGAGGATGCTTTTCCACCCAGTCGAAATATTCACAGCAGGCATCCCACAGCTTTTCAGGATCAGAGAACTTTGGGTTTCTCCCGTGCTTGCTGCGTGCCAGCCAGAATTTATTGCCCTTTGGCGCTGCCATATCTCATTACTCCGTGTTACGACGGGTGTATTTCCGTTTCTGCTGAATTTCTTCGGGATCGCTTTTTGGCTCTTCAATTTTCTCATCGTGTGGTTTTTCTTCCGGGTAAAGCGACAGGAATGCATCCACGACAGATGTGACAATGTCTTTAGCTGCCTGCGTTCCGTCTGAACCGCCGGGCCAGCCGAAATTTTTAGCCAGAACAGCACCAGCACTTTTGACGATCTCCACCTGAATACTGGTGTCTAACTCATGCAGTTTTTTCACTATTGTCTTCCTCTTCTGGGATGAGACCCATGGCGGCCATCAGGATTTTCAGTTCAGGGGCGTCACCGTTTTTTATTGCGCGTAAAATTACACGGTCAGAATCACCGTTCGCGTAAGCAGCTGCGCCGTACATAGCGGTATTAAGGTGAGCTTTTAGAAACCGCTCTTTCATCAGTGAGAGCAGTTTCTTTGCCTGTTCTTCATTAAGGGTGATCATTGATTCTCCTCTTTCGGTGGTTGGCGTGCGCTCCGCAGCAGCAGAGTGATCATGTAGTTTTTGCTGTGGCGCCGGCAGGAGTCGAAAAAGCTTTCACGCTTGCTCATAGGGATTTTTTTCCCGGAAAACTCCTCCGCCAGCTCTGCAGTTGGGAAATAAATACGACGTGAATTACGTCCTGTTTCGTTGTGGGCGCGGAATATGAGATTGGCTTTAAGCAGACTGTCCAAAATAAAAAATACTGTGCTGCGCGACATGCCGAGCGAATACATCACTTCGGCAGAAGTTATCCCTTCCGAACAGGTGCGAATAAGCTCAAGTACCGCAATTTTTTTTCTGGTTAAACCCGACATAGGCGCAACACCTTCACTTCAGTAGTCACCTGATCGAGCAACTCCAGTTCGGTACCGTATTTGCCCTCCCATGTCTTTTGTCCGGCATGAATTGCCACGCCAAAACCGCCAGTGCGGTGGTGCGCAGGGCAAAGAGGCAAGGTTCTTTTGTGATTTGCTCGCTGGCCGGCGCCCTGACCGGTTCGGATGTGGTGAATTTCTGCCGGAGTGGAACCAAAACCAAGATTGCGACAGACAATGCAACCCAGTTCGGCTACGTCTGACAGCCAGTCTTTATCGTCTTTAGTCATGGTGGTGACCTCAGGCCGCATAACTGAAAAGCTGAGAGGCTGCATTTTCTGCGGCCTGCTGTGTCGGGAAGGTGCGGAACAGAATGAAGTTCCAGAGAACGTCGAGGACTGACTTATAAAGCTGGGAGAATTCAAGGTCGTCCATTTTTGCGAACGATATGGATTTGGGTTCCTTGCGAGTGGTGCCATCAGGCATCTGGTATTCGTTATAAAAACCAGCTTCGATGGTTACCCAGGCGCGAAACGCTTCAAACGATTTAACAGCGCTGATATTCCCTGCGCGCTTTTCAGCCTCTTCACGGAGATATTGATCCGCCAGTTCCTGCAATGTGTCGCCATGTCCGGCATAGTGGGCCACCAGCAGCACGTAACCACGGACCAGTTTTTTATCGGCTGGCGATATTGCACCGCCGGAAGGTTGCCAGTAATCAAATCCCAGATTCAGGAGGGCAAAAAATTTGCGGTGAAATGCCGGGTTTCTTGCCTGCTTAAAATCAGAATAAAGGACTGCCCCTAGGCGAATTTTCTTAACAAACTCGCGGGCGTCTGGAGATGCAGGGATTAATACATCGCCTGCTGATTTGATAAATGAATACTGCGCCATTGGGTTCCCCTTTAGCGCAGCAATTGTTCAGAATTACATTGTGTTGGGTGTTCAGGCCAACGGAGTAATTATAGCATAGTACCGTCTGGTTTGATAATGGTGTAACCAGTCAATTTAGCTAACTCAAACAACGCGTTAAGTGTTGCCACATGCTCATCAGGGTGGACTTTTCTGGTCTTCTTGATCTTCCCATTTTCACACGTTATCAGTACATCGCCATCGTCGGGGAGAAGGTCTCCTGCGTCTTTCTTATCAACCACTACCTCTCCCTCAACAATAACACTGTATAAAATTACAGTATTTATACTATCAACTGACAGTAAGCGCAAATTTTTCAGAGCACAAATCGTTAAAAAACAACAATTAATCTGAAAATACCCGATTTAATATAAAAGAAAACCGTCATTTTTGACGGCTCTTATGTGTATGCCTGTATGTTTATTGGGAGTGTTGTTTAATGAATACACCGCATAAAATATCACTGGAACTTCCTTGGTGGCACCCAAGCCAAACAGGAAGTTCACATCTAATTGCTATAATTTCTGCTTTACAAGTCGTAAAAAAATATCCTTCAGGAGCCACAATTTGAAGCTAGATAATAATTTATTTTTTACATTCAGATAGAAAGGCCATTATTAGGACTTTGCAAGTAGTTCATTTAATGGCTCATGCCAGCTTGGTTTCAAATCTGATATTTGAAATTCGTTATCTGTCATTTGCCACTTCAAAACCAAGGCTATTATTTCTTTTTTAGTGAATCTCTTTCGATTATCCGGCGCTTCCATTTTTTCGATTATATGCTTTCCTACCTTTGAAAGCCTTTCCAAATCTAACTCAGATAAATCTCTATGCTTAACATTTAATGATTCATATTTTGATATGCCTTTATTATAGATTAATGGAATATCCTCATTCTCAAACCATTCTGAATCCAACCAAACAAAATCCATCACATCTGGTTTATCCATAGTCGTTGCTAAAGCAACAACTAATTTTTGCACTTCATCACTAGAAAAATCATTACTGTCTGACAACCAAACAGATAGCTGGTTTTTGCTTGTTTTAATGCAATTAGTAATAGCATCAGCAGTAAAATGCATTGGAGGGAATTCTTTATTCACCTTCCATTTAGAGTATGAAAACTTCCTTAATAAATAGGTCATATCCCACCTTTCAAATCAGCAAGAACAGCAATTCTATATTCCTCTAAGAATGAATCATTAAAGGGACGTAAATTTGAAATTAAAGAATAATGGCTGGAAACTCCCCAGGATTCCACAGCCCTAATACCTGCTTCATTTACATCTTCATCCACATGCGCAAATGCTCCCAAAACGAGAGCATCGGCCCTGTCTTTAAGGTGGTTATAATTCAGGCCGGCTGCTATACAAATGAAATTCCTAAACCTTAGCGCATCATCTCTAAAAAGCCTCAACCAAACCTGTTGAAAAACATCGGGGAATTGAATTGGATGCTTTTCTCTAATTGTTTCTAAATACAAGTGTGTTTTCGATATCTCGCCATCAATATACTCCTCAGAGACTAAATAACCTAAAACATTACTAACCAAATTAGGGACTTCGATATAAACATCTTGTTGTTGAGAAGAACCTGATGTTTGAGACTTAATCAAAGCCATTTCATTTACACTACTTGCAACTCCTTTCAATTCTGGAAATGCTAAATTTTTAGTGATTCCCAGGTTTTTATACCGACCGTCATTATCCCCTGACCTCTCAATACTGTTTTCCCCAAGAAAAGATACTATTCCAGTATAACCGCGAGAGCTATCATTTCGCTTGTAAGATATTGAATATAAATCACTTGAAAATTTACTCACTCCAACCTCCATTTATTTTGTGTATCTTTCAGCTTTTGCTAATTCAGAAGCGTTAATTGAGGATAATGATTTAAATAATTCAATAGTTCGATTCCAGTCATAACGAAAAGCAGATGCCTCACGTACAGTATTGGTATCATTTTCAAACATTATAACATCAGTATCTCTCCCTGAATTGACTAGCGCAGATGAAATTGTACAGCGTCTAATCACGCTAACATGATTAATATCTACATCCACTTCAGGAGTGTTGAATCTTTGAACTACTTTATTCTCCCACTCAAATGGTTCAATATCTTTATAGGTAAATAGTTTAGTATATGTGCTTTGATACTGCTCTTGAGTTCCACTATATATTGCCGCATTAATAACAGCTAACCTGTTCGCTTTCTTATTAGGCATCAGTGATCCCAGCGCACCAAGAACATCGATAGTTCTGGCGTTATATTCATCAACATCCATGCCAACGCCAGATATCATTACAGCGTGAGAAGGGAATTCAATTTTATACGTTTGCTCAGGGTTAGTCATGATTAAAACTTGTTTTTTTTCACCCGTTAAAGCATTTAACTCTTGACCAAAAGTCGGTATCAGACCAAATTTAGATAAAGCATTCAAAAATGAGCTAATTACCATTGGGTTAGTGGTAACATCTGTATTATCAGAAAAAAAATTAAACTGCTGATTGTTCTGTACACATTGCATGATTCTGTCCCTAAAATGATCTATATAAAATCTTTTTTATCTTTACCACTTTCCATCAAAAAAGTCAAGAAAATCATATTCTCACGCAAGAGCTCTTCTAAGACATATGCTATCTTTAACAACCTACATTAAATAAGCCAGCCTATCGATAAATCTAAAGCCATCCATGAGCTTGTTAATTAGTATAAAAACGCCAAGATGAGTATATTTTAAAACCTGCAATTACTTAAATAACTCTATCTACGCTCGCTTCTCCCGCCAAAAATTTAATCTCGCTTTGAAAAACTCCCGGTAGCTTTCCGGCGTCGCTGCAATCGACTCAACGATGTACTGCCGAGTAACTTTCTTCTCGAACAGCTGGCGTATGAGTGCCGAGGCGCGCATGTCGTAGTGCTCTTTGATTTGGCACTCCTGCGGCCATTTGGCGCGATTGAGCGGTAAGCCGGGCGGCAGATAATCTGATTGCCCGGCCATGCCTCATGCCCTCGTTTTTTCAGAGTTGGCGTAATAGCGGGGATCCACGCTGGTCAGTGTGAAATGCGGCACAGGCATGTCGTCATGCCGAATAATTCCGACGTGATTCGATGCGAGCATCGTTGAGATACGTTTTTGCAGATCACGTAAGGTGATCTCAGCATCAGGATGATGTTTTTTGATGGCTGAAAGAATGTTCTGATACGACAGTGTCTTACCCTTCATCAGCGCAACTAATTGTTGGGCGGAAACTTCATCGATGGTGCTATTCAGAGGTTTAATACTCTCCAGCAGCAGGCGATGCCGGCCAATGCTGCCGACACGCTGGCCAGTTTTTTTATCGAAATGCTCATTAGGTCCAGCAGACCAGACGGTAGCACCCTCGCTGAGCCGTACAGTTTTTTCACCCTTGTAATAAATCACGGTGCCGACATGTGTTTTACGACGGCGGCCGGATACCGCGGCCGTAGCAGTTTCACGTTTTACCGGCTTTTTCGGGGTGATCCCCGGAACTGGTTCTGGCCGCGGAGCAGCGACGAATACAGAACGGCTACGCGCACGGGCGCCGGCGTTCATGCGCCACAGAATAACGGGGATCCAGTTACAGCCATCATCTGGATTTACAGGTTTTGGGTAATTTAAATTCGTGGTCATAGGTCTTTCCTCGGTTTTATTGCGCTGGTCAGGCGCAGTTAAAATGCATCGGTGTTGTACTTCTCTGAATATCTACGCGGTTGTTTTCGTGGTTTTGCTGCCTCCAGCTGAATGCGTGTTTTCTCTTTGCCGACATGCTGATCAACGTGCAGGAAGTGACCGTTTTTGAACTCCTGATAGATAACGGCACCAGCAGCACTGAATCGACTTTTCCCCAGGATGATTTCGGCGATCCCCGCCGCCGGGCTTTCAGGGTTGTAGACTTCATCGCGGTACAGGAACATGATGCTGTCGGCGTCCTGCTCGATAGAACCGGAGTCGCGGAGGTCTGACATAACCGGGCGACGCTGGGTCGCCGGACGGGAATCCACGGCGCGCGAAAGCTGGCTAAGCGCGAACGTCGGCGTATGCAGGCGCATAGCCATAGTTTTAAGGTTCCGGGAAATGTGGGCGATCGCCAGGTCGTTACGCTCTGCCTTCGGTTTTTTAATCAGGCCAAGGTAATCAACAACGATCATCGCCAGATGCGGATAGCGGCGCTTATGCGTCTCTGCAACAGCCCGGATTTGCTCAATCGTCAGATCGGTAGCATCGACGATCCAGATATCGCGCCCGTTCATGGTCTCCATGGCCGCTGTAAAGCGCGCCCAGTCCTCATCCTGCATATCGAGGGGATTACGCAGGCGTGAAACCGACATGTTGCCAGAGCCCGCCAGAGAGCGTTCTACGATTTGCGCAGCAGCCATTTCCATGCTGAATATCAACGCGCCACCGCCGGCAGCAGTAACGCCATCGACAATCTTCAGCGCAAATTCCGTTTTACCCATGCCAGGACGGCCAGCGACAACAATCAAATCCTGCAGGTTAATACCGCCAGTGGCATCGTCCAGTTCGTCGATCCCGGTCTTTAAATTTCGGGTGCCCTCTTCGCCGTCCATGCGTTTCTGCATGGTTTCCATGTACACAGGCAATAATTCGCTCATGTGTACCGGCTGCACGTCGCCAGTGTCGCCGGTCATGTCCAGCAGCTGCGCCACGGCAGTTTCAACAACCTGATCGCGCTGTTCCTGGTTGTTTGCCTGCCGGATGCCATCAGCGCCCTGCTGCAGTAATTCGGCCATACGGCGGCTGCGCCACGCCTTAACCATTTTGCCGGCGTAACCCTTCAGGTTCGGTACCGTGGCAGGCATACGTGTAATTTCTGATAAATCAGCCAGACTACTACCGCCCAGCGCTTCACTGACAAACAGCATGTCGATCAGGCCGTTCGCCAGCGCCTGTTTTTTAATTTCGGAGAACGCGCGACGGTGAAACCCGATACTGAAAGATTCTTCAGGCGTAGAGGCGATCACATCGAATGCGTCCGGACTGGCGCCGCCATTTAGCAGGCCAGCCAGCACACAAGCTTCCAGTTCCTGCGGAGTCATAACGAACCTTCCCGGGTATTGCGTAACGTTTCTGGTTTCATCAGGTAGTCAAAGCTGGCTCGCCATCCGCCATCTGTACCGAAATAAAAATCAGGAGCATCAGCGCGGAATTTTTCGAAGTACCCCAGGAATGCACCGGTAGTTTTATTTTTCATGTGAGCAGCCAGGCGGGTGATCATCCGGCGGCGGTCGGCATCCAGTTCAGCAGCAGGCAGAACGTCAGCGAAAATTTCGTTGTAGCCGTTCATGACGGCTTCCGGGTCGATATTCGCCTCCAAAACAGCCCATGCCTCAGCGTCGGCAAGATAGCCATCAAAGCGGTTTATCCGGCAGATGTTCGCAGGCTTCGGCAGGCTATCGCCGCGGCGGCGCCATGTGGCCAGCACCCAGCGGATAACCAACTGCAGTTCGTCCAGGGTGTACCCTTCCCGAGTGGTGGTAGGAGTCAGCATCATCACAAACGGTTTCAGGTCTCGGCAGCGGGTGCCCGTTTTCTCGTTGTAAAATTCCAGCGCTTTTTTAGCATTAGAATTAATTCTTTCCTCGCCTTCCCCCGTTTGGGGGTTAGGGGGATCAGTAGGTTCTATGACTGGTTCAAAAGAGTGACTGGTTCTGGTGCCGCCACACGGCATAGGGGCTATGCTTTTTGGCGGCATACCTGTGCTTTCTGGCGGCATAGGGGCTATGCTTTTTGGCGGCATAGGGTTATCGAGATTCATACAATACAGATTCGATGCGTTTCCCTTTCCGTTTTTTACCCCCGGGCGGTTTTCTTTGACCAGCAGACCCATAGAAATTAATGCATCGATATGATCACGAACTGCGCTTTTGCTGCATTCGCAGTGATCGGCAATATGCTTATAAGACGGCCAGCATTCGCCGGAATCATTGGCGTTATCCGCCAGTTTGATCAGCACTAGTTTTCGTATCGGGTTACCGGTTTTGATGGCCATTGCTTTGGCCATAAGTGTCATACTCATAGTCAGATCCCCAGCGTATCGGCCAACTGGCGGCAGGCTATTTCATATTCTTTCTGGGTCAGACCTAATTCCTGCAGTTCTGCCTTTCGCAGCTCGTAGCGTTCCCAGATCGTCAGCGCAGCAGCGCGACGTTCCTCGAAAATCGATTCGATATCTTCCATCGGGACTTGCACCCCGTTCCGGCGAAACCCGTTCCGCCAGGTGATGCGGTCTTGTGTTCTCATTGGTCTTTCCTCGGTACAGGTTAAACGCTGGTCAGGCGCTGTGTTTCTCTCATCGCTTGCAATGCCTTCGCAACTTGCTGCGGGCCGTCTCTGGCCTCGAGCAATAACGCGATAATGGCCGCCGCAAATTCGCGTATGGCGACGCAGATCAAATACTGGGTAGACATGTCCAGGCGTGCGTAACGTTCCGCCGGCAGCGCCGCTTCCATCGCCTTGGCCAGGGCCATAGTTTTGGCTCTCGCAGCTTTGGTCTCGCCTCGCAGCCAACGAAAAATCTGTTGCCGGTTGTTGTTGATCGCCCGCCAGTTGGCGTTTCCCGCAGCATCTTCAATCTGGTGCAGCTTCAGCGCGCCGGTATTACCGCCGAGACGAAACCACATACGGCTGATCTCGATGGCGACTAACTCCTGCCCGCTTTCTGCTGCCCAGTTAAAGATCTCTCGTTTCAGTTCATCGAGGTTTTCCACTTCGCGTCTCCTGTCGCTGAAAATTGATTAAGCGTAATCAGATATCAAATTCGCTTGCTGCTAAGCTGCGTTACCTGGCTGCTGCCCTTGATAAAACACAGGATCATATTTGAGAGCGCCCTTTGTCGCTCTGTCCAGGCGAGCAGCGCGGCGTTCGGGGATTACTTCCCCCCAACGAGAAACTGCTGGTAGAGACACACCGGCTGCGTGAGCCAGTTTTGTGGCATTCCCAAAGAATGCCAGGGCATCTTCTTTCAACATTGATGAACTCCCACTTTGTTAACTTTAAGAAACAAAGCTAAGAGTTAAAGAAAATTAAGTCAAGTAAATTTATATTAACCTGATGAACAACGTGACCCCTGGCGATCGGATTAAAAATCGGCGCAAAGAATTGAACCTCACCCAGCGCGAAGTTGCGAAGCTCGCGCAGGTTTCCCACGTGTCCATTTCTAAATGGGAAAGCAGTGATAACGAACCCCGCGGCCAAAACCTCTTCCAGCTCAGTAAAGCGTTGAGGTGCTCACCTACATGGATTCTTTTTGGTGATGAAAACCATCAGCCAACAATTCCTGAATCAAACGAAGAGCCACTTAAGCTTGATGATCTTGAAAGTGAGCTGATCACACTATTCAGGTCACTGCCGGAATCAGAGAAAGAGCGACATATCGCTGACTTACGTGGCAAGGTTGACGATTTCAATCGGCTTTTTTACGAACTTCTTCAGGCAAGAAAATCAAATAAGAAAAAATAAACACTTAATAATCAATGTGTTTGTTTTCTTTTGTCATCGCATTTAACTTTTATAAACAAAACTATCTTGACGTTAAATTTAACCTTGATTAAATTAACCTCCATCAACGACGCACTAACCACGCGGCAGTTGTTCAGAAACAGTTCTGACAGTCCGGAAAGACGGGCGCGAATTCTTCGGGTCGCCGACAGTACGATGACATGCGGGAAAGACTGCAACCGGCGTATGGCACATGCGTCGAAGCGGTCCGGGGGCTCCTTGGTACATAGCCCAGCGGGTAGCCGGAATGTGCAAGCTAGGTGTCCAGGCACGACAGGCGATTCACCATCGTGGCGGTACGGTGTGACTCCCGGGAAGAGTCCGGGATACAACATGAGAGCGCGCTTCATTTTTATCAGTTATGGCGATGTTGTTAAATCAAAAGGCGGAGTGCGCTCCCAGTTGTAAAGAATCACGTAGCCAGCGTGGTACCAGAGGAAAACTGCTGTGTGTAGTCTTTGCCCGCTTTGCGGCGGGCAATTTTTTTAACAGCACGGTTTTGTGACCCTTCAGTGAAAACTGAAGCCCTCCAAGAGAGGGAAGTGGCGAGGAAAGACCAGTGAGCATGACCAGCTCTGACGCCGGGAAAGACCAATGACCAACGGGCCTGACCAGCCCTGACTGCCAGGAAAGACCGGCAACCAGCAGGCGTAAAAAAGCCCACCGAAGTGGGCTAATTTACCCGGGACAGTGACCAAACCGCCCGGAATGCTACAGGGGACCAACCCCGTAGCGAGGAAAGACCAATGCCGACAGAATCAACACTGATCGGCTCTGAGTATACATCAACAAGGAGTCGCTATGGAAGCGCTTACCATCCCAGTAACAATCTACGTTCTGGCAACAACTAATCCTTTTTTACCAACCTCTTATCATGCATCGACTTGTGACATGTCACAGCAATTTCCTGGTCGATACGTTCTCGTTTCGACCAAAACGCTGGAACTCCCCATTCCACCGTTAGAACCTATCGACATCATCGGGATGCAGGTTAACGCCCTGCGCGCAAGGAAAGAACAAATCTCAGTTGAAGCCGATATACAGCAAAATGTTATTGAAGATCAGATCCAGCAGCTGCTGTGCATCGACCACTCTCCGATTGAAGAAAGCGACGTACCGTTTTAATTAACTGGCGCCTGACCTGCGCCTGCAACCAAGAGGAAAGACCAATGACCATATACAACGGCTTATTTGAGCCCAAGAAATCGGCTATTAAAGACTGCGGTGCCGTGCAGCTGGCGATCGCCGTCGAAGCACCTAACAAGAAAGTCGCTGAAAGTATTATGACCGGAAAACTCTGGGAGTCTTACCCGGCGAACGGAGACAACTATTTCAAACCTAAGCTGTGGGAACACATTGAAGGCCAGCCACTGCCGGCAGTCGGCCAGTTCGATGAACATTTCGCCCAGGAAAACACCTTTGACGGTGAAAAATGGGTGGCTAACAGCCAGGATGACGGCGCCACCGAGTTGCCGGCAGGCGATGAAGTTATCGATCTGATGACGGTATCCCCCAGGGAGCGTTTTGCTGCTGTATTACTCTTCAGCAAATTAGAGATAAACGGCCAGCTCTATTCGCAGGTTGTAGATTATCTTGATGATCTGGATAACCACAACGAATCCATAGAAGAGGATGACCGTTTTAATTTCAATGTGCTTTGCGCCCTGCACAATAACGAACCAGTGAAACATATGCACGTGGAAGGTCTGAACAATCTGATCCATGGCATCTTCTCCCATTTTGAAAACCAGATGCCGGGTAAAGCGGCTATTTCTCAATTTGTAAAACGCTGGCTTGAAAATCCCGGTAAACGCGAAGAAATGGTACCAGGCCAAAATTATGCCCCCAGCACTGATAACAACGTTAAAATCGCGCCAAAGCGTGGTTATAAACATACCTATGCAACACTGGATCAGGAGATCGCTGTTGCGCTGCTCCCTATCTCTCCCGACGCGCCAGTATTATCAGGCAACCTTCGCGACGCGGAGAAAATCATTGCAGACGATCGTGAGGATTTTAAACGTTGGTCTGCATCACTGCATGTCACACCGAACATACTCAAATATGACCGTGCCAGCATTTTCGGCGTAGTGCAGAACGTTCCGGCGAAAGATACTTACCATTTTCCGGAAAGTCTGCGCCGCCATATTACTTCATGGCTTGAAGCTAACGGCCGCTTTGAAGAAGACGAAGGCTCATCACAAAGACAACCGACAGCGGAGCAAAATACCGCCTCAAACGTGGTCAAAAAAGAGGAAGTGCCGCCGCCGATTGTAACCGATACCCAGGCCAAACAGGCGCGTGAGACGCTCAACGATATGGGCTATGGCGTATATGCCTCTGGTGAAGGAGCAGAGCCAGAAGAGAATTTGAGAGAAAAAGTAAAAACTATCGTTCAGGACGTTGATCAGCTTGTTGAACGAACTAACCGAGAAGAGAACCTGCCGAAAGCTTCCGAAGTCGTCCAGAGCATTAACGAAATGCAGGAAACAGAACGTGACAATCTGGAACTATGGAAACGAGTTTTCAAAACTGATGAACGGTTTACTAAAGCCTTTACGCAGAACGGCGGCGGCACCTCGATCAATGGCACGTACCTAACGATGGTAGCAACACGTGAGTTTGGCTTGAAAGGGAGTGGCTGGGGCGTCGATATTCTGGAAGAACGCTTTGATGATGGCGCACCAATTACACGTACAGTAAAAGGAGCTGACGGTAATAATACATGGGAACTGATCCCTGATGGTAATGGTGGCTTCCTAACTGAAAAACACCATGTGATAAAAATTAGGCTGTGGTACCTGGTAAACGGTGTTCGTGGTGAAGAATACGCCTACGGATGTACCCCTTACATTTACGGCAGTAAATACGGCCCTACCTGCGACGGCGAAGCTACTAAAAAATCACTAACTGACGCCACCAAAAAGGCATTATCCGGCCTCGGATTCAGCGGCGATATATTTATGGGGCTTTACGACAATCTGGAGTACCGCCAAAAGAATAAGGCCGAATTTGATCTTAAGAACGCCAGCGAAACCGCCGAAGATGCAGCGCGGTTGCGTCAGGAGTTCGATGACAAACTAACCCGCGTCGCCAATACACTAGCACATGGCGTAACAGTGAACGAAATAAACGGTGTGTTCTCCCCTATCGCACGTGAAATCGATGTTCACATTAAGGCCGCACAGGCCAACGGCGACAAGCAACATGAACGCTATCTTTCTGGCCGCCTGCGCCGCCTGATTGCCATTAAAGATGGTCGTCTCAAAGAACTGAATAAAGCCGAGGAGAAAGCATAATGACTTCCACAACTGCAATCGCTATTGCTGCTGATATGTCTAAACTCCAGGCGCTTCTGGAAAATGAAGACGGTTCTGGTCTGTCAGCTGAAATGATCGCCGATACAATGGAGGGGCTCGAACTGCAGCTCGGCGACAAACTCGACGCGGTATTCGTCCATGTTCGCAACCTTGAAGGTCTGGCGAAAACCTGCGACGAAGAAGCCAAACGCCTGGCCGCCCGTAAAAAGTCATTCGAAGGTAAGATCATCAACCTGAAGAATTATGTGCTTCAGTGCCTGCTGGCCGCGGGGCAGGATACCGTTAAAACTGCAAAGAACACTTTCACCGCCCGCAAAGGTGCAATCAACGTGGTGATCGATAATGTCGATTTACTTCCGGATGATTTGGTAACCGTTGAGACAGTGGTTACACCGGACAAAAAGGCAATTAAAGAGGCTATCGAATCCTCGCAGGCGGCGGCTGCACAGATTACTGCTGATGGCGGAGAGATACCGGGAGAACTGTTAAATCCAGTGCCTGGCGCTCACCTTGAGATTGGCGAACGTTCACTGCAGGTGCGCTGATATGCTGAGACTATCTCTGAAAAAAGGTGATGCAGTTCATATCGTGTTACCGGATGGGACTAACGCAATTATCGAAGCGCTGGCCCGGTGTGAACTCGGTATGCACTTCCCCCGCAATATCAAGATAACGCGTGAGGATGGTGCATTCCAACCGAAACAAAACCTGATTAAGCATAATCAGAAATAGCCCATCACTACCGCTAGCATTGTGGTCTACCAATAAACCGGAGATCACAATGCTACGTTGGCAACCAGGTGTAGTTTTACTTTCTGAATTCGATATCAAAATTGGCAGGCTATCAGCCAGCGTTAGAAAAAGGACTCTGACCCAGTCCGATATCCATATCGCTTGTGATACAGCTGACAACGCAATAGCCCGGCTTATGAGGAAAGACCATGACCAGAGAAAACGATCTCCTGACCGACGATGAACTGATAGAATTGACCGGATACCGATTTCCTTCTAAGCAGTGCTCGGCTTTAGCTAAATCCGGTATTTCGTTTGTTAAACGTCGGGACGGCCGGCCTCGCGTGACATGGACACATGTGAATGCAGCACTATTCGGAGACAGAAAAATAGTTGCTGACGAAGAAGAAAAACCAAACTTTGATGCTATTTAAATTATGGGAAGAAAAAGAAAAAAACAGGAGGATAACAAACTTCCTCCCCGCGTTTATTCAAATAAGTACAGTTACTATTACAAACCAACCTCAAAAGAATGCATCACAATTGGCCCCGTATCAATGCCCTTGTCTCAGTTATGGGCAAGATATGAGGCATTAATTGACGAACAGGCCAACGTAATGACATTCAGTAAATTATGGGGGTTATTTCTTAAGAGTGCCTATTATCTTGAATTGAAACCAAGGACGCAGAAAGATTATCTGCAACACCAGAAAAAGCTACTTGCTGTATTTGGGAAGATTACGGCAGATAAAATTAAAACTGAAGATATCAGGATGTTTATGGATAGGCGAGGCTTGCAAAGTAAAACACAGGCAAATCATGAAATGAGTAGCATGTCTCGTGTTTTCAGATGGGGTTTTGAGCGGGGTATGGTTAAAGGAAATCCTTGCCAGGGCGTCAGTAAATTTAAAGCTGTCGCCCGCGGGAGGTACATTACCGACGCGGAATATGAGGCCATCTATAAGGAGGCGGATGATGTCGTTCGTACAGCAATGGAAATTGCCTATCTTTGCGCTGCCCGCCTGGCTGATGTACTCGGCATGCAGTGGCGACAGGTAACGCCGGAAGGAATCTTCATTCAGCAGGGTAAAAACAATGTTAGCCAGATCAAGCAGTGGACAGACCGGCTTAAACAGGCTTTCGAACTTGCAAAAACATTCTCTAATTCCGGCAATCCAGGAGCATTCGTCCTGATGGGCTCACATGGTAGCGGGTTCAGTAAAAGAGGATTCAGCCACCGATGGGAGGAGGCAAGGCATAAAGCTTCTGTAAAACTGGGGTACGTTCTCGACTGTACGTTCCACGATCTGAAGGCGAAAGGTATCTCTGATTACGAAGGAAGCAGCCGGGATAAACAACTGTTCAGCGGACATAAAACAGAAAGCCAGGTTCTGATTTATGATCGTAAAACGAAGGTGTCACCCACTCTCGACAAGCCGCCAATTGAGACTAAAAATTCTAAGTTAATATTCTAA